TTAACCCCTGTTTGTTTCTCAAACGAACAAAAAAGTCTGGAAAATAGCGATGCAATTTGTTATCAACAGGCGATAAATATGGAATAACGATTTCTTCATTAGACCATTCTACAACTGTTGAGTTTTCATCCAAATACACCATAACTCGGCGTTCCCATAACGATCTATACCAGATGTTTGTAGGATCACCTAAATATTTATTGGTATTTTTCGGACTAAATTTACCACTGTAAGCCATCATTTATTTATAGGAACACTCAATGGCTCGAGGCACAAACCTGGATCAAAATCCTGGAGAAAATAAGATAAATGGTCCATTGGATCTTATAAGCGATTCAGTGAATTCATTTATAGGTGATGTGGGTAATTTTGTTCAAGGTACGAATGACCCTATTCTTGATAGAATGTTTGATGGTCCATTAGCACCATTAGATTCAACTTCGAAATTACCTGTCTTAACTTATCCACAAGATCTCGGTATTAATAATCAATACCGTTATCTGATGAGGTTATTGATTTTTAGACAAGAACGCGATACAGTTGTACAATCCATTATTTCTCCGAATCAATTTGATGTTGGGAGACGTGCTTCCCAAGAAGGAAGAATTAACACTAATGTGATCAATGGAACATCTACTTTAGCATTAGCAACAGCGTTGGGTGCAATAGGCGCAAGAAATTTTGTCACTGCTGCTGCAAATACTGTTGCACAAAAAACTAATTCTAAACTTTTAGAGGCAGGAGTTGGTGTTGCATCTACAGCCCTTCAAACTGGTCTTGCTGCATACGTTGCTGGAAGTTTAGATCAAAACGGTGTATTACAACAATCAGTAAAAACTGAACCATTATCATACATTAATCTTTATATGCCAGATGGTTTAAATTTTATTGATCGTCATGATTATGATGCTGTCTCAGTGACAGATGCATTGGGTATTGCTGGTGCAGTTGGAACTGGTACTACTCTCGAAACAGTTGCAAGAATTGCAGAGGGATCAACTTTAGGTGGCGTGAGACTTCTTGGTGAGAACATTACAAATCTTACACTTTATAACCAAGGGTATGCGCTAAATCCGCAACTTCAAGTGCTATTTAAAGGAAGTAAAAATAGAGAGTTTGTATTTACGTTTAAATTTGTTCCAAGAAACACTGATGAGGCTGCAACTATTGATTCGATTATTCGAACATTGCGTTATCATGCTGCTCCGAATTATCAAACTCAAGCAATTGAGGGTGATATAAATGCGATAGACAATTCACGTTATTTTATACCACCTTCTCAATTTGAAATTGAATTTTGGGTAATGAATCAGAATTCTGCCTTACCTAATACTAAAATGCCTAGAATCGCGCAGTGCGTTTTGACCAACGTTGACGTCAATTTTGCTCCATCAGGTCAATTCTCAGCATATGTTGACGGTTATCCAGTTGAAACGCAAGTGCAATTAACATTTACCGAAACTATTGTTCTCACAAAACCAGATATTCAGGCTGGATACTAATGTCATATTTTTCAAAATTCCCAAAACTTTTGTATTCTACCTCTTTGGGTGTTCCAAATCCAAAAGCTGCGGTCAATATTATTGCAAAGGCAAACTTTCTTTCTGAGACCGTAAACAACACTAGTATCTTTTACGAATATTCAGTAAAAGATGGCGAGCGTCCAGAGGATATCGCTGCAAAGATGTATAAAGATCCAACTAAACACTGGATTGTTTTACTCTCAAATAACATCACCGATCCTCAGTACGATTGGGTGTTAAGTATGAGAGCATTTGAGGATTATATTAACAAAAAGTATAGTTCAATCACATTTGCTCTCAATCCTTCTGAAACATATAATGTCAGTTACACTGTTGGTGAAACTGTCTATCAGGGATCAACGATTGACAAAGCAGATTGCGTTGGAACAGTCGTAGCATATAACGGAACTGCAAAAACTCTTACGATTAAATTCGCTGATCAGATATTTGCAAATAACGCAAACGTAACTGGCGCAAGTTCGAACGTAACACATAAAGTTGTTGGGATAACCTACAACAATGATGGCTATAACTGGGCGTCAAATACGAATTATTATGTTCAAGTAACAGAAGTTGCTTCAAATAATGTTGACTCTAAGAAAACTACAACAAAATATCAAGTGAGCGCAAACGATTATAACTGGTCAACGGATACTATCTTTGCGATAAACACAAATACATCATATTCGAATACCTATACACTCGTTGACGGCAGCGTATTATCAGTTAACACAACAATCGCACCAGTATCTTATTATGATTATGAGTTGAATTTAAACGAAGAAAAGAGAAATATTATTATTATTAAACCAACCTTTGTTCCCTCTATTGAGCAAGAGTTGCGCACATTAATGAGTAGATAATGGCAACTAATATTGAATCAACCATATTTGATATTGTATCAATATCAATTGTAAGTCCTTCTATTGGAATTGTAGATCTAAAAGATATTAAATTCTTGGTAGAAGATTTTAGCATCTACGAAAGCATTTACAACTCTGTCATATCTGGACATATAATTGTTAAAGACGCAGACAATCAATTATCAAAATTTTGTTTGTCGGGGGCAGAATTCTTATATGTGAATTTCATTAAAGGTGGTCTCTCAAGCACTTATGAAAAAACTTTTAGAATTTATAAGGTTTCTGATGTCACTTTAAAAAATAATGTGACAACACTCACATATAGAATTGACTTCTGTTCAGAAGAATTGGTTTTAGATCAGCAAATTAGAATATCTAAATCTTATCGCGACTTTTACAATTTTCAAATTGCTGCAGATATTCTTGTAAATTATCTCAATGTGAATCCTGAACGAATCTCGCTCGAACAAACATTAGTTGTGAATGATAAATTCATTGTACCAAATTTAAGACCATTTGAAGCATTAAATATGCTTTCTGCATTCTCATTCAATAATAATTTAACTTCTGCATTTTTATTTTTTGAGAACAAAAGTGGATTTAAATTCCAAAGTCTTGAATCATTAATTACTGCCGAAGATTCTAGAATTGTATATCTTCGCCCACAAAATGTAACAAATGAAGAAGATTCTTTAGCGTCAGTAAATTATATCAGTGATTTTAATATTTCTCAAATGTTCAACGTGTTGCAAACAATGTCATCTGGGGGATATTCATCCTCTATGATTCGAATGGATCTTGTGAATCAAGTAGTTGATTCTGTTGCTTCTGATCCAGTTTTTTCAACCCCTCTAACATTGTTAAATGATTTTTTACCGTTTAATGACGCTAAGAATCGTTTTAATTCAAGACTAATTGATTCTTCTGCTTATGTTAGATATTTTACAAATATTAAAGGTGGATTGATTGATAAGATTATGTTACAAAGAGCGCATCAATTTGCTTTATTAAACAACTATAAATTCCAAGTCACTATTGCAGGCGACACAAGTTATGAGGCAGGACAAGTAATATATGTTGACTTTCCATATTTGCAACCTATCAATGAGTCTGAAGAGACGCAAACAGATCCATATAAAGCAGGTAGACATTTATTGACTGCTGTTCGCCATAGAATTCTTAACAATAAATATATTTGTTATCTTGAATTGTGTAAAGATTCAGTTATACAACCATTCCCAGCTGCTGTGGCTGACGACTCCCAACTACTTACATCTGCTAAAACATCATGAGCAAATATCGTAAAGATTTTATTGGATTAGATGGGTTTCAATGGTGGTTTGGCGTTGTTGAGAGTCGCAATGATCCATTACTATTAGGACGCTGTCAAGTTCGTATCTTTGGCGTTCATTCAGCAAGTTTGGTAGATATTCCATCAGATGATCTTCCGTGGGCGATGCCAGTACAAGCATTGAATAATCAAACCTTCTCAACCCCAAAAGAAGGCGATTATGTTTTTGGTTTCTTCATTGATGGGTCATATGCTCAACAGCCAGTCATGGTTGGTATTGTCCCAGGTATTCCTCAGGCGCAAACTGATCCGAATGCAGGATTTGCTGACCTTAGAAATCCAGAACAAATTGCTGATTCGCCTAAAAAGCCATTAGAAGTTCTATACGCAGAAGATGGTACTGGCGCAACAATTGAAGAAGTTACTGATGAAGAACAACTTGCGCAATTAAGAAATCCATCAATATTTCAAATTGGCTTCCCAACAAATAGCCCACTTGCTCGAAACGAGGATACTGAAACAACAGTCCTTCAAACTAAGAAGTCAGCCGTTGTTTCTTCAGTGCCTATTTCTGAAGAAAATGTTTGGACAGAACCAAATCCTGCTTACGATGCAGAGTATCCATTTAATAAAGTTTGGGAAACTGAATCTGGTCACGTGATGGAGTTTGACGATACTCCAGGATCAGAGCGCGTGCATATTGCACACAGATCAGGAACGTTCCAAGAAATTTATCCATCTGGAACCAAAGTCGAAAAGATTGTCAAGAACAATTATAAAATTGTTTTCTCAGACGATCACGTTTACATTAAAGGTCGCGTCAATCTAACGGTTGAATCAAATGTAAACATGAAAGTCTATGGGCATGTGAATCTTGAAGCCCATAATGACATCAATGCAAATATCGCAGGCAGTGTAAACTATACGGTCGGCGGTGACTTCAATGTGAAGGCTGAGAATATTAATTTAGAAGCCAACACTTACATCAATCAACTCGCAAATACTGGTGTGTTTATTACTGGTAGCGGTGAGGATGACGACGGCGGTGTATTCATAGTTGGCGAAGGTGCAGTTGCAGTTCAGGGTGGTGAAGTTTCAATCCTATCTTCTGTTGGAACCACGATGACTGCTGGCGTAGATATTTCTATGTCTGCAGGTGGATTTATTTCAGCGGTCTCAAGTGGTGCAATCAGTTTGAATGCTGGTGCAGCATTTAATGTTCTTGCGGCAGGAACTGCTGCAATGAGTGCTGCAACCGTTGGATTGAACGGTGGCGTAATTGCATTGACGGCTCCAGGGCTAGTCAATATTGCTGGCGCGAGCGTTGCACTCGGTGCAGCAGTTATCGCTCCATTGCAAACATTTACAACTGTCACACCAACTCCAATTACTGGCGTTGCAATTCCAGCCATTCCTGCAGGTCCGTCAATTCCTGCCGCAAATACTGGTCTTGGTGAGGCATTGGAAGTTACATCATTCAACGACCCACCTGTATTCTTCGAGAAGAGCCCAAGCGTAAGATTGCCTGTTGATAGAGCAAATGATATTAATAATCAAGTCTTAGAATACATTAAAAACCCAAATGCATTTTATAATGAAGAAGCAGATCGCGGAGATGTAAAACCAAATTATCAAGGAACTCCAGATACCAGCGGTACTGGCGAAAGTTTAATTAATCCACTCAACCCAAATACGACGGACGGATCTGACCTCGCATCTTGGATTGAAGAACAATTATCTAAGACAAACTCAGACGGATTCTGGCTCGAAACTGGTATGGGTGGCGCAAAATCAAATCCAAACATTCTAGGCATCTGGAATGACATCGGATTTGGAAACAAAGCACCATTTAATACTGACCAAACGGCTTGGTGTATGGGTTTTGTGAACTATGGTCTCAAGCAAAACGGTTATCGCTTTGTTCAAACTGCTCGAGCCTTTGATATTCGCGATCGTTTAGAAGATTTTGGTGTAACACGCATTCTTGATATCACTCAGGCGCAGCCAGGAGATATCGCATTGTGGAAATATAGCCACGTCAGCTTCGTTTATAAGAATAACAGCGGTGCGTTGTCATTCGTGGGTGGAAATCAGAAGAGTCGCAGCGGCGTTGGTGGAACAAAGAACAATCCATCACAAGGTGACGTCAGTATATCTTGGCCAAATGGTTATGCAGCACCTGGAGATGGCAGTTTGATTGGCATCTTTAGACCTTCGAAAGTTTAATATAAATATAAAAACGAATTTTTGAGAAAAAAATGGCAGTTGAAGAACGAACATTTTCCGATTTAGACTTAAATTTTACGAAACATCCTATTACAAAGGACGTTGCTCGTAAAACAGGCAACAATGCGATCATTGGAGCGTTGAAAAATCTAGTTTATACTAACTTTTATGAGCGTCCATTCAATCCAAAGTTCGGAAGTAACATTCGTGGAATGCTATTTGAGCCTCTCGATCCGTTGACAGGCTCAATTTTACAAAAAGAAATCAAGATTTTGATTGATAATTATGAGCCAAGAGTGTCTTTAAGAGATATTCAGGTCGTTGCAGACTACGATCGCAATAGTTACCAAGTTACGATTACATTTTTTACAGTAAATTCAACACAACCTCTCAGAACTGTGTTATTTTTAAATAGGTTGAGATAATGGCAGCAAATTTAGAAAATAAATTGATTGTTTCGAATCCAGATTTCACTACAATTCGAAACAATTTAAAAGATTTCATGCGATCTCAATCAACCTTTTCGGATTATGACTTCGAAGGATCTGGTCTTTCAAATCTCATTGATCTTTTAGCCTATAACACGCACTATATGGCATTCTATGCCAACATGATCGCCAACGAAGCGTTTCTAGACACTGCTTCTTTGCGTGATGCAGTTGTTTCTCACGCTAAAATGCTTGGTTACACACCAACTTCAGTGACTAGTGCAAGAGCCAACGTTGATTTATTCTTCACGCAAGCCAATAATGCTGCTGTTGCAAACATAACATCGTTGACAATCCCAAGATTTACTCGTTTCTCTGGCGTTGCAATTGATGGCGTCAACTATATCTTCTCAAACCTAAAAGAAGTTACTGTAACTAAATCAAATAACACATTTACGTTTGATAGTCTTGAGATTACCGAAGGTCGTCCAGTGAATTTCGTATTCACATACGATGCAACGAACAATCCTCTTCAACAATTTACGATTCCAGATGCTGACATTGATACTTCAACTCTAGAAGTCATTGTTCAAAACTCTGCAATTGATCTAACTCAAACAACATACACACTCGCTTCTGATGCAACTGAAGTGACAGCAAACAGCGCAGTATATTATCTTGATGAAGTCAACGGTGGACAATATCAAATCTACTTTGGCGATAATATTCTTGGTCGCTCACTTTCAGACACCAATTTGGTCGTTGTGAGTTACTTGAGAAGTAAGGGTGCTGATGCAAACAAAACAAATCAGTTCACATTACTTGATGCTGTTGGAAGTTTAACCAGCGGAACAGTCACTTTAAATGATGCAGCGCAAGGTGGTGCATCCGCAGAGTCTATTAGCAGAATTAAATTTACTGCACCAAAAGCATTTGCAACTCGCAATCGTGCAGTGACCAAAACAGACTATATCTCATTGATTCAGAGAGATTATCCTTCGCTTGAAGCAGTGAATGTTTGGGGTGGAGAGGAAAACGATCCACCAGTTTATGGTAAAGTCTTTGTTTCTGCAAAACCTGCTGCTGGATACGTTCTCACAACAACAGAGAAGCAATACATTCTAAACGAAGTGATTGCTCCATTGAGTATCGTAACAGTAACGCCTGAGTTTGTTGATCCAGATTATAATTACTTGAATTTAAATGTCAAGGTAACTTATGATCCAACAGCAACAACCAAAACTCCAGGGCAGATTGAGAATTCAGTGAAGACTGCGATCTATAATTTCGCAAATACAAATCTAGATAACTTCAACGCATACTTTAAGATCTCACGTCTTACAAGAGATATTGATAACATTGAAACTGCAATTCTTTCAAACGAAGTTGATGTTACAATTGAAAAACGTTTTGAACCAACATTGAGCCCAACAGCGAAAAACTATACGATCAGTTTCTATACACCGTTAAAGAAATCTACAAGTACAAATCGTATTAAGTCATCACCAGCATTTACTGCGTATGATAAAGATGACGTTGTTCGTGAAGTCTTTTTTGAAGAAGTTCCAGATTCTTCAACAGGAATCTCATCAGTATTGATCAAAGCGGGTGGTTCTGGATTTACAACGGCTCCAACTCTTCGAATTACTGGTGACGGATTTGGTGCAAATGCTAGAGCAGTGATTACCAATGGTAAAATCACCTCTGTGGTTGTTGATGCTGCTGGTGCAGAATATTCAACCGCAGTTGTAAAAGCCTATGATGTGGATAACAATGAAATTTCATCTGTTGTTTTACAAGTAGTCATTGACAATACAATTGGTCAACTTCGTTCATATTATTTCGACGATAACGACATCAAAACAATCCTTCAAGAAGATGCTGCATCAGTTAATTATGCTGAAGGCACAATCACATTACAAAATTTTGCACCACTAGATATTAAAAATAGTACAAAAACATTGAAGTTCTTTGCTGTACCTGAGAATAATTTGTTCAGTTCAACAAGAAGTTCAATCATTACGATCGATCAAGATGATGCAGCAGCCATTTCAGTCAGCGTTATACCTGTAACAACGTAATATGTCATCACAAGAAAGACTCTCAACACTCATAAAATGGCAGATGCCTGACTTTATACGTCAGGATCACCCAATTTTTGTTGAATTTTTGCAAAAGTATTACGAATTCTTAGAAACTCCAGGCGGTGCAGTCTATGAGTTGAAGAGATTTGCCGACAATTACGACGTAGATAAAGCCAGAGAAGCATTTTTACAGTATTTTAAAGATAAAATCATTCCTTCTTTCCCTGATTCATCAGAATTATCAACAGAAAGAATCATTAAGGCTGCTCGTGACTTCTATGCGAAGAAAGGTACACCAGAATCATTCCAGTTTTTGTTCCGAGTTCTTTATGGAACTGAACTGGAAGTCTTTTTTCCAAAATTACAAATCCTAAAAGCCTCTGATGGCAAGTGGATTCTACCTCAAGCGTTTCGTTTGACACTCTCTGCTGCTAATCAAAGTTTAGACCTCAATTTAATTGAAAAGAGAAAAGCATACGGCAGTATTTCAAGAGCCAGTTGTATTGTAGAGAGCGCATTTAGAACAATTGATAAAAGCACTAATAGTGAAATTGTTGAAATTTATGTATCAAATGTAAATCGTCTTTTTCAAAACGGTGAAAACCTAGAAATTGAGTATACTGATACAAACGGTGCGGCTCAAACCTTCTCTGAAAAGATTATTGGCGCATTGTCAAACATTCGAATCAATCCAAGTCGTCGTGGCACACGCTATGTGACAGGCGATCCAGTTGTAATTAATGGTGGATTAGATACAACATCAGCAACAAAAGTAAAGGCAGTTGCAACAGTCGGAAATGTTACGACTGGATCTATTGAATCAGTTACTGTTCTTCAGCGTGGGTATGGATTTAGAGCATTCCCAAACTCACTAATTGATATTGTAACAGCCAATGGCGTTGGTGCAAATCTGATTGTTGCTGGTGTTGACACTGCAAATAATATTGAATTGACATATGCAGTCGATTCTATTCTTTATAAAGCAAATACGTTATTGAATGCTGCCAACTATGCATTTGATAATGTGAATACTGCTACCTTTGATGCAAACACAACAATTCTAAATGCATTAACGTTTGATACAATTAATCTTTACCCAATCACTGCAGTAACTGTAGTGAATGGTGGATCATTCTTTGAAGAAGAACCTGCTGTTGATGTTTTATCTCTATTTGATTCTGATTATTATACTGATAACGGATTTATTACTCTTGCATCTGGAAGTTTCAGCACTTATAATAATGTGAACTCATCTATTAAACTTGTTGGTTCTTCTTTCTCGAGTGATAATGATTGGTATAATGGCTGGAGAATTTTGTGCGAAAAACACTACAGAACAATCATTGATTACGATGGTGCAACAAAAACTGCATTCTTAGATCGATCATTTGAGAATAATATTAATTCAACAAATATTCTTGGTAAGACATTATTGCTTGATTCTCGCCCATCAGTAAAATCAATGGGTTATCTTGCTTATGTACAAGTGTTAAACGGTGGTTCAGGATATGCTGCATCAGATCAAGTTGATGCGATTGGAACAGGATATGGAGCAAATCTATCACTCACTGTTTCAGGTGGTGTGATCACAGGCGTTACGATTAATGATCGCGGCGAAGGTTATGTTGTGGCTCCAACCATTAATGTTTCGAATGGAAGCGGAACTGGCGCAATCTTTAATGCGATTATAATGAGCGATGGTGAAGAACTAGATGTTGTCACTGGCGATATTGGTCAAATTAGAGACATCGTTCTTTCAAATCGTGGATCAGACTATGTCACCACACCAAATGTTTCTCTTAAAGTTTACGATATTTTGATCAATCCAATTGGTGGCTCTGAATCAATTCTAGAAAATGATATTGTGTATCAAGGAACTGATGTAAACACAACAACGTTTAGAGCAACAGTTGATGAATATTATCCATCGAATAATGTTATTCGTGTATTTAATTACTCTGGATCAATTAACGTAGGTCAAAATCTAGTTGTTTATAAGACCACAACAACCAACGTAAACACTGTAATACAATCAGCAAATGTCGGCGGCAAGGTTTATCCATATCGATATGGCGACGGTCGTGCTCGAGCCAATGCAGAATTCTTAAACGGATTGATCAAGTATAGTGGATATTATCTGAATACAGACGGTCAATTAAGTTCTGATAAGAAACTTCAAGATGATAAAAAGTATCATAACTTCTCATACGAATTAATTTCTGAATCATCTTATAGAGATTATTCGACAACAGTCTTAGAAACATTGCATCCTGCTGGCGCATCCTTGCTCGCCGCTCACGTTATTAAGACTGATTTGCTTGTATCTCAATTATCGAATTTAAATGTCCATACTCTTTATACAAATAGCAATAGTTTAATCTCTAATTGTAATATCGGATTTAATTCAACTGTTGTTACAGGAAATACTGGTGAAAAGTTTGACTTATTTGCAAATGTAGGCGATATTATCGTCTTGAATACTGATAATGTCTATCGCTCATTTGCGAAAGTTATCACTGCAATTGACAGTAACACCTCACTAAATATAGAGAGTGCTTGTGTGATTGTTGGTGAAGGTCGCGGCAATGTTACTGTTGATCAACCAACTCTTACAATCAGTGGAAACTCCAATTCGATTATCCGATTCATTAGTGTTGACGATCAAATCAGAATTAATGTAAACAATGCTGTCTTGTTGAAGACAATTAATAGTATCTCTGGTAATGTGATTACTCTTAACAGTAATGTGGGTATTACAACGACCAATGCAAATCTCGTTTACTTCGTTTATCCGAAGTTGAACACAGTAAGTTATAACATAGTCAGCACGACTGACGAATTCTCTTAATAGGGATCTAATATAAAATGGCAAGTTATGCAATCTTCACTAAAAACTTTGGCGTTTTAAATGCTCTCAATTTTGAGCGTTTAACGACTGGCACGTTTGCAAATTGCTATGTTGCAATCGGAAAGCAAACCGAATGGGCAAATAGCGATACTGCGGCTGCTCCAGTTGATACTGCAAATACGTTTTACCAATTCTGGAATAACATGATTGGTATGAAGAAGATTACTGCTGCCGATATGAATCTTGTGATTCCTCGTGTCGATTGGGCTGCTAACACTGTTTATGTTGAGTACAATCAAGACACTCAGATGTTTGCAAAGGGAAATACTGCAAACGTTGCATATGATAATAAGTTCTACGTTCGAAATTCAAACGATCAAGTCTTCAAGTGCTTGTTTAATAATACCTCAGCAAACTCAACCGTGATGCCAGAAATCGCATTAGACGGTCAGTTACCAGAAAATGCCTTTATTGAAACTTCCGACGGATATAAATGGAAGTATATGTACACAATCCCTGCTGGTTTGAAAGAGAAATTCTTCACCAGTCAGTATATGCCAATTACGAACGAAAATATCGTCACGAATAATGCTGTCGATGGTCGCTTGGATATTATTAAAATTGATGCAAATGGCGCAGGATTCAACGCCAACTCAAATTCAAACAGTTACAACATCGTCACAATTACTGGCGATGGTTCGAATGCAAACATCACTGTAAAAATTACAACGACTGCTGCAAACGGCGGCAACATCACTGGCTATAATATTATTTCTGGTGGCAACAATTACACCCGAGCATCGTTAAGTCTTATCGATCCACTTAAGATCGCAAATACCGCAAATGGAGCATTGACCGCAGTGATTGGTCCTCCAGGTGGTCACGGCGCAAACGTGGCGCAAGAGTTGGGTGCATCTAACTTGATGCTCTGTGTTGAGATTGAAGGAGATGAGAGTGGTAAACTTCCAATCAATGGATTGAATACATTTAGACAGATTGGTATTTTGCAAGATCCATTACTAGCCAATTCAGCCTATGCATCGAATACAGTTTACAGAACAACGACCGCTCTTGGAATCGCTGCTGCACCATCACCAGCATTCACTCAGAAAGAAACAATTTATGTTGGAACTTCTCTTGCAACTGCAACATTTACTGCAGTGGTTGAGGATTACGATAGTGCAAATTTGACAGTCTATGTGAACAACACGACTGGAACTCTCTCAACTCCTGCAACGTTGATCGGAAATTCATCTGGTGCAATCGCAACTGCTTTGACAGAGACTGCGCCAGACGTAAAGAAGTTCTCAGGAGATCTACTATATATTGAAAATAGCGCAAATATCTCAAGAAGCACTGTTGAAACTCAACAAGTAAAACTTACGCTCAGATTTTAAGGTGTAACAGATGGATTTTAATGTAGAACCGTTTTATGACGATTTTGATGCGACAAATGGCGCAAAAGATGAAAATTACATGCGCATTTTGTTCCGTCCTGGATATGCTGTTCAGGCGCGTGAACTTACTCAAATCCAATCTATTATTCAAAATCAGTTAAAGAATTTCGGCGATCATATCTTCCAAGACGGCTCACCTGTTTTCGGCGGTCAAATTACTCTTGACACGAATGCAAAATATCTCAAACTACAAACAACATATAATGGCGTTGATATTGACGCAGTAGATTTTGCTAACACAGTCATTTCAAACTCAGTTGGCAATGAGAAGATTCGTGCAAGAGTTATCGCTGTTGACGACACTCAAACTCAACCAACTCTTATGGTTCGCTACCTTCGCGGAAATCAATTTCCAAACGGTAACGTAATCACAACTGGAACAGAATTTGCTCAATTAACTGCTGATGCTTCATCTGGCTCAGGTTCTGTCGCTTCGATTGAAGAAGGCGTCTTTTATGTCGACGGATTCTTCGTGCAAGTTTCTCCACAAACGATCGTTCTCGATCCTTACGGAAATACACCAACTTATAAGGTTGGTCTTGAAATCGACGATTCAGTAGTCGACGAAAGTGAAGATCAAAATCTTCTAGATCCAGCACAAAACTCATTTAATTATCAGGCTCCAGGTGCATGGCGTTATCAATTTAGACTTAATCTTGCAAAACGCGCATTAACCTCTATTGATGATGGGAAGTTCTTTGAACTTCTAAGAGTCGAAAACGGACTAATCACAAAACAAGTTCGTTATCCAATCTACTCTGCACTCGAAGAAACATTGGCTCGTCGTACATATGATGAGTCTGGTGACTATACAGTTCGTCCATTCGGCGTTTCTCTTGAAGCAAACACTGCTTGTACAGATAACTTCATTGTCAACGTTGAACCTGGAAAGGCATATGTCAAGGGCTTCGAATATGAAACTCTTGGCACTCAAAAGATCAACGTAGCAAAAGCAAGAACAACAAACACTTCTACTGACTACGACCTTTCCGTAGAGTATGGAAACTATTTGTACGCAAATAATATTTCTGGTTCTGCAAATGGATTGTTTAATATCGCAAAACTTGATGTTCTAGAATTGCACTGCGTTCCAAGAGCCAATGTAAACACTACTGCAAGCGTAGGATATAACACATCTTACATGGGTACTGCTCGTGTTCGTAATTTCAAACGTGATAGTGCAACCGAATATCTTGTTTATTTGACAGACATTAATCTACAATCAAATACAGTTACTGCTGCAGCAACAGCAGTAAATGCAAACTCTATTGTATTCCCTGCAACATACTCTGATTTAGATAATGCATATGCGAATGTGAGCGTAAGAGTCATTAGCGGTGGTGTGAGTAACGTATCTGCTGGTGATGTTCGAACAATTGTTCGTTATGATGGTGCATCAAAAACTGCATTTACTGATCTGAACTTTACTTCATTGATCGGTAGCGGTAACACCGTTTCTCTTCTTTATAGTGCTAAAGATATTGATTCATTGGTTGAAGCGATCGATGTTAAAACTTCGCTCAACGTTGCAATGGACGTTTCAAATAGCAGTAAAGACATTACAAATGCAACAATTATCTCTGATTCAAACAGAGACTCATTGTTATTCATGCTACCAGAAGCGCAAGTTGCAAATGGAACGATTACAAATGCTGATTTCCGCAGCATGAAGTTCTTTGAAGATAAAACATTCACCTCAAATGGTCAACTTGCTCTAACTCTTGCTGGCAATGAAACCTATGATTATGGTTCTGATGGTAATTTCTTATCATCAACCTCTGCAAATGATAACATCATTGTCATGGTTAAATCGCTTGGCACAGCAGCAAATGTTAATGTCGGTGATATTATTAATTTAAATAGCACTTTGGGTGGTGTTCGCCGTGATTCCGCAACTCAGTTGACGATCTTTACTGGCGCGAATGGAACATTTACTGCTGACATTTATGCAACAGTAAAAGTGAATGATTCTGAGTCTGCAACAAATAATCGTAGAAGTAAGACTATTCGCGGAAATTCTGCAGTAACAACACTCAGTGTAACAGATTCATATGTTAATGGTACTGCAGTCACTGGTGCTGCTAATGTTTATATTGATACATCTAATGGATTTGTTTGGTTCTCAGATGTAAATGACATCAATAAAACTCCTGGTGGAAATAACTCATTATATATTTCTGACGTCTTTAAGATTGTTAAGATCTATGACTCAGGAAATACTTCTTTCCAACCAAACACAACGAATGCAATTGATGTAACAAGCAGATTCTATCTTGATTCTGGTCAAACTCTTGGTTTCTATGATCACTCTAAGATCGTCTTGAAACCAGGAGCAAGCGCACCAAGAGGTCAAACTGTCGTAATGTTGCAATACTACGAACATTCTTCAGCAATCTCAGGATATTTTGACGTTGACTCATATCCTGCTGCTCAGTATGCAAATGGTACAATTCCAACATTTGTAAATTCAGACGGCACAGCATATAATCTACGAGATGCAATCGACTTCCGTCCAACACGTGATATTGGAACATCAGCCAGCGTTGCTTCTTACTCGTTCTTGGGTATGAAGAATCCAATGCCTGATGATCCGTTCGAAGTAACATATTCATACTATGTTCCTCGTATTGATAAGTTGATCATCACAAAAGAAGGCGAGTTCAAGACACTTACAGGTGTTGCTGGCAAATTCCCACTTCCTCCAACAGATAGTGAAGAGGGAATGACGTTGTTTAGATTGGACATTCCAGCCTATACCGCAAATGTGAATGGTGTTGTTGTTTCTAAAGTTGAAAACAAACGTTACACAATGCGTGATATTGGAAATCTTGAGAATCGTATTCGCAACGTTGAATACTATACTGCTCTCAGCATCGCTGAGAAGAAAGCAACTGATACTGCAATTCTTTATGAAGATAATGCAACAGAGAAAGAAAAGTATGGTATCGTTGCTGATAACTTTACAGGATTTAATGTTGCAGATACATTGAATGGAGACTTTAAGTGCTCACTAGAAAAGGGTAGATTGTCTGCATATAATAATCTAAAACAAATTCCTCTTGATGTAAGCACGATTGGCGCAAATACTCAGAGAAATAAGAGAACGGTATCTCTCAACTTTACTGAAGAAGTGGTTGTAGAACAGGCAACAGCAACTGCAAATGTTTCTATCCAGCCATATCTCTACGGAACGTTCGATGGTCAATTAACATTGACACCACAAAGTGATGCTTGGTTCTCAGAAAATCAAGCACCAATTTCAATCAGCCCAACTTCTGTAGTTCCAACAATTACTGCACCAGTTCCTGTTGTAAGTCCGCTGCTCTCAATAGATAATACTGAGATCCCAACACTATTCGGATTTGCTCCAGAATTCTTGACAAGAGACAGCTGGTTTATTCAAGAGACTGGAATGGATCAAGATATAAGAAATCCTGGACAGCGTGGCATAAGATTCAGAGAATAA